GTCCTGCCGCGTAATCCTCAAGGCATTCTTTTAATTTTGCCTGAATTGCATTTACACGGTTATACTTTCTCTGTTTTGCAACCTTGATTTCCGTTGCCGTTTTCTCCACTTCCTGACAGTCAGACAAATCGCCGTAAGAAAGCCCAACGGAAAATTCTATCTGTCGATAATATTTCTCCAAACCTCGCTGGAACGCCTCATCGCGCATTAATGGCGAATATTCCCTGAGCAGTTCCTTGTCTTTTCCGTCCTCAAGGTTCATTCCTCTGTAAAGCCTTTCATTTAGCCGTGGCAACCTAAAATTACTTCCACTCTTCTTTAACGCTTTATCATCTACGTGAATAGCTCTTTCTCCTGACTCATACTCCCAGTCAAGTCTTGCTCCCTGTATATCCGCCTTTTTTATCAACTCTTTCGCAATTTCAAAAATAGAGATTCCACAAGGACTTTCATCAATGCTATTTTTCATTGGATTTCTGTAGAAACCAAAATCCATTCTGTCCATACCCGGATAAGAAACCGCTTCCGGAAGTTTTGCCCATTCCTCTACACTGTCTAAGCCTACTCTTCTCCCTATGTCATTTCTGCTCTCAGAATAGTAAACCGTATTCTCAATGATTAAAACCTTATTTTCTAGTCTGTGCCGCTCTATCTTTGTGTAGTGTTGATTTTCCCCTACAGTTTTGAC